GCATAATCCTGCTAAATATATAAAACGGAGCAAATTATGCCGCTACAACAAATAAACTTAGGTAACTATGCAAATGACGGCACGGGTGACGATTTACGCACAGCATTTGATAAGGTAAATCAAAATTTTGCCAGTTTAGATACAGAATATAATGTGCTCGGTGGCACTAATTTAGGTGGCGGCACCGGTGTGTTTATTGACCGCAACGGTATAAATTTAGAGTTTAAAACACTAACTAGTGTAGACAATTCAATTACATTGACCAACACTGCTACTACTGTTAATTTACATGCAAACACACGACTTTCTAACGACTTAACTCCTGCATTGGCAGCTAATTTATCATTAGCTGGACACAATATTATCGGGCCCGGTGACACACAAACTACTGTTAATGGCATCAGTGTTCCTAATTTATCATTTTTAGTAAGTATGATTATTGAATCTCAAGGCGTGAATATCGATTTAGGTAGCGTAGAGTTTCCTAGCGGAACAGATACTAATTTTAGAGGCTACACAGTAGACATGGGTCAATTAGTAGATCCGACGCCACAACTTCAAATTAATTTTGGAACTATCGCTTAATGTCTTTAGCAGTATGGAGCCAACCTTCGGGTACTAGCCTTGGAACATTTACTGAACAAACATCAGTAAATATTTCATTGCCTGCTAGCGGATCTGGTATTACATATACTGTAATCAGCGGAGAACTTCCCGGCGGATTACAATTATCAGGATCAAGTATTATTGGTTATCCTTATATTGTTACTGTAGATACAACTTATTCATTTTGTATAAGAGCTAGTAATGGCATCAGTATAGCTGACAGAACTTTTAAAATAACAATCCATGCTGTAAATGTTCCAACATTTGTAACTAGTGCAGGAGCACTACCGGTTGGTACACACCAGCAATTATATGCGTTGGATAGAACTTATGTAAATTTTCAAATAGAAGCGTTTGATCTTGACCAAGCATTGGGTGCTAAATTAACTTATTACATAGCGTCGGGTGACGGCACATTACCGCCTGGCTTGACCATGGACTCCGGTGGGTTGATCACTGGTTACATTAAACCTACTCTTAAAATTACTCCGGCAGATGGTAATGGAACTTACGATACAGCCACTTACGATGCAGTAGCATACGACTTTGCATCATTATCTACTAATGGTTTTGATACTTATTTTTACGATGATGTCTTTTACGATTATAATTTGCCTGATGGACAGCCCATAAGTCTAAATGTTAACTATCAATTTAAGGTAACTATTACAGATGGCTACAAAACAGCTCAGAGAATTTTTAGAATATTTGTAGTAGGCGATGACACATTCAGAGCTGACAATACTAGCTTAGATGGTTTTGTCGGGGATCAAGGATTTACAGCAGACGCCACATACCTACGTCAGCCAGTATGGCTATCAAATAGTAATTTAGGAATATTTAGAGCTAGTAACTATCTTACTATTCCTTTAGTGTTATACGATAATACTAATGTATATTATAAACAAGAAACAACAAATAGAGAAGTTAGAGCAACTAGTATTAATATCACTAACGTGGATAATGTATTTCGTAGCAATCAACTTACTGTAACTAATGTTAAAGGAACTATTTTAATAGGACAATACATTACGTTCGAAGATAGTGTACCCGGTGCTAGCAATGAAGTTTACAGAATTACCAACGTTGTTAATATCAGTACCGGAGTATATAGAATATATATTGGTTCACCGTTATCACATGATATCCCTGCTAATACAATATTCTACATTGGCACGTTATGTACCTTCCCCCCTGGAATTAGTTTTGATTTAAACTCTGCCCAACTATATGGCAATATACCTTATCAGCCTGCGGTTACAAATACCTATACATTTACACTAACTGCAACAAGACCTGGCAATAAAGGCGATAGTCTTAGTTCAAGCAAAACATTTAGTATAACTGTCATTGGAGAAATTGATAGTGTTATTACTTGGAATACTCCAAGCAATCTTGGAACAATCCATGCTAACTATGTTTCAACGTTAAGAATTTCTGCTAGTACAACAATTCCAAATGCTGTTGTACTATACACTATCACTAGCGGACAATTACCAAACGGTCTTTCACTAACCAGCGATGGCGAAATAATTGGTAAAGTTATACAGTTTCCAGACCCTGCAAATCATGTGTTAGGACTTACTAGCTTCGACGGCGGCAATTTAACATTCGATGCTAAGACCACTTCTGTTGATAGATCATATAGTTTTACTATCGAAGCTAACGACCAATTTAATTATAGTGCAGTTTCCAGAACATTTACAGTATCTATTGATGTGCCCGATGCTATTGCATATAGTAACATACGAGTACAGCCATACTTGAATAATACTCAACGATCATCGTTTAAGAGTTTTATGAATAATACTTCGGTGTTTACTCCCGAAGCTATTTACAGATTAAACGATCCAAACTTTGGACTACAATTTAATCTTGGTATGGTTGCGTATGCTGGCATTCAAACAAATAGTGCGGCAAAAATTGCGGCGGCTATGGGATTAAATCATAAACGTAAACGATTTATTTTTGATAGTGTGCAAACCGCAGTGGCATATTTGCCGGGAACTACAACCGCAGTATACGAAGTAGTTTATCTAAAAATGATGGACCCATTGGAACCTAACGGATTACATCTTCCAAATAAGATAAAGAGCTTAGGACAGCAATCGGATACTATAACTATTGATAGCGTTCCTAATCTTTGGAGCAGAAAGATATCAGATTTAGTAGCAAATGCTCCTTATAATAGCAGACCTTTGGAAAGTGTGACTGCGGATAGCTCGGGCTATCAAGTTAGTAATCCAAATGTAAAAACATTTTTCCCTAGTAGTATAACTAATTGGCAGTATCAAATTGGCAAAACTGGGCTTACAGAGCGCAATTATTTGCCCTTATGGATGCGTAGTATCCAGCCTGGAACTAAACAAGAATTAGGTTTTATACTAGCAGTTCCGCTTTGCTATTGCTTAGTAGGAAAAAGTGCGGGAATAAAACTATTAATAGAAAATAGCGGGTTTGATTTTAAACAATTAGACTATACTGTAGACAGATATGTAATAGATTCTGTCACCGGTTACGCAAGCGATAAATACCTAGTATTCAAAAACGATAGGATAACAGTATGACCAGTCAGATTAATTATGGTGCAATTAACACAACTTACCCTGTGGCAGGGCAAGACAACAACAGCCAAGGATTTAGAGATAATTTTACAGCTATCTCCACAGGGCTAGGCGTTGCCAAAACAGAAATCACAGCATTACAAGCTAATTCTGTATTAAAAGCAGACTTGGCCACTGGTACTCAACCTGTACAAAATAACATGTTAGGTAGTACAATATATAATGTATTGTATAGCCAATTTTACGGAGTGTATTTTGATGGTAGTTTGTTAGGTGTTAGTGCAAATGCAAACATCGATTTAACCAACGGTCCTTTACAAAAATTTAAACTAGCAGGTAATCCTACTTTAACTTTTATCAATTGGCCAACTACTGTCGGTCAATGGGCTAAAATACAAGTTATATTAATGGGCGACAACAATGGTGTAAGAACTGCTAGTTTTAGTACAGAACGATCTGGTGCAATCCATTATGCTACTGACTATCCAACATTGCCTGGTACTAGTACATTAGGCTTTACAGTTGGTGGCGAAAGTGTTACCAGCATTACAGTATCTGCCGCAGGTGCTGGATTTACAACTCCTGCTGTTGTGAATTTTACCAACCCAACATTAACTGGCGGTACAGCTCCAACTGCTACAGCTACATATAAAATTGTCAGTGCTACAGTAGCAAACGGTGGTTCAGGATTTGTAGCAGGTGATCAACTAGTTGTTGATGCACATAGCGATGTTATTTTAACAGTAGCTACAGTTAACGCAGGTGCAATCACAGCGTTTACTGTGACTAACGGCGGAGTCCTATCACGTCCATACCCAGGTTCGTTTAATCTTACAGCAATTAGTGGTTCAGGTACTGGTGCTAGAGCAACATTATCTAATGGTATCAACACTATTAATGTTGTTACAGCTGGAGACGGGTATACTACAGTTCCTCCTACTATTACTTTTACAAATGCATTAGGTCAGTCTTTAACTTCCTTAGGTGCAACTGCGGTAGCTGTTATTACAACAGGAGCCGATGTTACTGATAATAATATTAAAGTTATCGAAGCATGGACATATGATGCTGGCACTAATGTATACATTAAATATCTAGGCGAGTTCCATTAATGCATCCACTGGTAGGCGATCTTAGTACAATAAAAGATGTCGAGTTAGAAAATAAAATCAATGATCTAACTCGTAAATATTTTATGACTAGTAATTTTGGTGTACAGCAACAAATAAGTACACTATTAGATACCTACAAAGCAGAAACGAACAAACGACGTCAAGCCGAATACGAAAAAATGATGAATAATCGTGATAAAGGGCTTGACAAACTGATCAATATCAATTAAACTAGGCAAATGCGCCTAGACAAATATAGTAATCCCATCTTTAACGAACACGATTTATTTGATGCCATTTATACTGGTTATCAATTTAATGTCGACGATACTATAATTGTCGAACGTACCGATGCTGTTAAGCAGTTAGAAGAACAAATTGGTTTTAAATTTGTTTCACCCTACGAAACTCACCCTGTAATACAAGACTACGATAAGGCATGCCAGCAAGTATGGTTCATGCCCAAAGACTACTGCCCAAACTTAGTAGAAATGTTGTATGGCATGTGTACTACCGAAGAACAAACTACCCGTGTAAGTGAAGAACTTGAAGCATTTATTGCTCACGGTATGATGGAACTGTTGTATTATCTTAAATACTTGGTAGATACATTAGAAGAAAATGAGATACTATGGGGTGTCGGAAGAGGATCAAGTGTAGCAAGTTATGTGCTATATTTGATTGGAGTTCATAAGATTGACAGTTTAGCCTATAATCTAGATTGGCGTGAATTCCTAAGATAAGTACTATTATAATCCAAGGAGATTAATATGGCAATGAAAGAGCAACCAAAAACTGTTTACCGCTCAATGCAAGGTAAAGCAGTTGATATGAACAAACTAATTAATTTAAACGAAACTACCCCTGCGGTTGGTAACATGAAAGTTAATGCACGTGGTGATGAATTAGGCCAAGGTGGCAAAATTGTACGCAAACGAGAAGAAATTATTGCCGCTAGCAATGGGCCAGCGCCAGTATTAGATGAAATTAACATGCGTGAAATACCTGCGCCTGCTCCTGTTGTAACAACACCTGTTACCAGTAAGAAGGATGTGTCTAATCAGGATCCGGAAGGAAAAGAGTAATGTTAGAATCAAAAGGTATTGGGCATGTAGGAATCAAGCCAATGGTAAAAGGAACAATTTTACCTATTCGTGATAATGTATTTGTTACCGATATGAGCTTTGATGAGCAAATCAGTGCTGGCGGTATTGTTATTCCAAGTGATGATGGTAGAAGTGAAGGTATTAAACCTCGCTGGGGCCGTGTGTATGCAGTTGGGCCTAAACAAACTGAAGTCAAGGTCGGCGAATGGATCTTAATTGAGCACGGTCGCTGGACACGAGCCATTAATATCGAAGAACCCGATGGCACTAAACGTAAAATATTCCGTGTAGATATCAACTGTATGCTTATGTCTACTGATGATAAGCCTAACGAACTATCGTTTGGATTGCCTGCTATAGATTTAAGTCCTCCAGAATACGATTTTCATCCGAAATAATATATATTCGAGCAACAGGCCTCTTGACCAGGCCTGTTTTCACCTGTATAATAAGGACTATATGTTAAACAACACCGACCCAGATTTACAAGATTTGTATAATAAACAATTAGAATTTGCATCAATTATGATGGAAGAACATGGTGCTATGGCAGTAGCCGCTATTATGTTGTACCAAGCATTAAGCATTTACAGAACAGGATTAGACGAGATCGATTATCATAAAATGGTAGATTTGATCTCATCTAGTAGAGATCAAATTGTAAAATTTACACCGGATATACTATAATGACAAACCCATTTCGCGATCAAGAAAAATTTATGAAAGCCTGCGATCAATCTGTAGGCGATTGGAACGAAGATCAATTCAATATGTATCTTAAGCTAATTGAAGAAGAATGTAAAGAGCTTGTACTTGCACTTAATCATAAAGATAGAGTTGAAACACTTGACGCATTACTAGATATTGTAGTAGTATGCATTGGTGCTATGCATAGTATGGGAGCAGATCCTGAAGGTGGCTGGAAAGAAGTCATGAATACTAACTTTGCTAAGATCGATAAAGAAACTGGTAAGGTACGTAAGCGTGAAGACGGCAAAGTACTAAAACCTATCGGCTGGGCTCCTCCCAATTTAAAAAAATTTGTTAAGGATATCGAATGAAGCAGTTATGGGTTGAAAAATATCGTCCTAAAAACTTAGACGACTATGTGTTTAGGGACGAAAACCAACGAGCACAAATTAAAGCATGGGTCAAGGACGGAAGTATCCCACACCTATTGCTAAGTGGTAGCCCAGGCATTGGTAAAACTACTCTTGCTAAAGTACTAATGCAAGAATTAGAAATCCCAGACTTTGATATTCTCGAAGTTAATGCCAGTAGAGATACTGGCATTAGAGAAGTAGTTAGAGAAAAGATCACTAACTTTGTACAAATGATTCCGTTTGGGCCATTCAAAGTAGTACTACTAGACGAAGCAGACCGTTTGAGCCCAGAAGCACAGGATGCGCTTAAAGGTGTGATGGAAGAGTACAGTGATCACAGTCGTTTCATTCTAACTTGTAACACTCCCAACAGGATTGTGCCAGCACTACACAGTCGTTGTCAACAAATGCACTTTGCCAGCATTGACCAAACTGAGTATACTGCTCGTGCGGCTACTATCCTGGTAGAAGAAGGCATCGAGTTTGACTTAGACACATTAGATACCTATGTTAAAAGTGTTTATCCAGACTTGCGTAAGTGTATTAACCTATTGCAACAACATAGTATGGAAGGTAAACTAATGAGTCCACAGACCAGTGATAGCGGAGTAAGCGATTACAAAGTTGAAATGGTCGAATTGTTTAAAGCAGGCAAAATTTCCGATGCAAGAAAACTACTTTGCGGCCGTGCTCGTCCAGATGAAATGGAAGACATCTATCGTTGGTTGTATGATAACATTACCTTGTTTGGCGAGGACGCAACCCAAGACAAAGCTGTCCTAATTATTAAACAAGGACTTGTGGATCATACGTTTGTTGCAGATCCAGAAATTAATCTTGCGGCGCCCTTAATTAGACTAGGTCATT